ATCAGCATCACTTAGGAAAGGCTTTAGGGCTACGTTGCCAGCGGCAGAGTTAAACGCTCTGGTTGGTGCTACTCGCCACAGGAAGCTAGAGTAAATGTGGACAATGTTTTTGCAGTGGTTATCTATCGGGGTTAGATCGAGCCTTCGGTTGTACTCGTCTTTATCCTCTGAGATGTAGCGCGTTAGATACGCCCCATCTATGTAATCTTCGCCACCCATGTAGCTGCGTAAATAGAATTCCCAGCGCGACTCGTTATTGTCGTATTCGGGGTGAGTTGTTTCGATTGTTTTCATCAAGTCCACCTAGTCGGTTGTGGTGTGTCGTATTCTGTGCGAACTGGGAACAAGTATTCTACCAAGTAGCCAAGGGCATCGTTCATATGATCGAACCCATCTTTATTTGGTATGCTCGTTCCCTCTTTGTATGTCTGCCGTTCAAGCGACTTAATCGTCTGCTTGCATTTAGGGCTGATATACAAATGCCGCTCACCATCACTCGACAGTAAACGACTATTTACAGCATTAATTCTATCCCTAACTAATGCGTGAGTTTTCTTCGCCTTAACGCTAAATCCTGCGTTTTGTAAGATCGACAAATCAGTGCGACCGCCAGCAGATGTTTTCCGCTGTCTTGATGCTGGGTCAGGATAGATAATAATATTCCGCGTCGGGTAGCGGTCTATAATCTCCGCAACCATCTCGTCGGTATTAGACCCATACATGACAATCTCGTCAACGGCATACAGCGTCCCGCCTTTACGCACACAGATAACGGCTGACATGGGGTCAAGGTTAAAATCCATACCAATATGGAGTGTACCATTATCATCGTCTAACGCCAATACAGACTCTTCTCTGCTAAACGAGTAATAAATCAATCCTGAGTAAGTAACAAACTCCGCGCAGTATTCCTGATTAAACGTGCGCTCATCTAAATCCTGTTTAGCTTGCTCTATCTCTGTTGCAGGAACATTGCCGCCCTCGATGGTGGTGTACTGGAACGACTCCCAATCATCTGCGCCATCAACACCCTTTGCCCATAGGTCGTAAAAGTGATTACGGCCTTTAGGTGTACCGATAAACATTGCGCCCCCCTGGCGATCAGATAGGGATGCTCTCAATACTTCAAACCATGCCTCTGGCCGCATGTCTGCAAACTCATCTAGCACGACATAATCTAATGCACGACCTCGCAGGTTGTTTGGCTTCTCTGCCCCCTTTAGGGCAATCACAGAGCCGTTAATCAGCTTGATCGTCAGGGCTGTCTCGTTAGTCTTTTGGATGTACTCTTCTGGGATGGTATGGATTAGCATGTTCCAGCATATCTCTTTGGCTGCCCCATAGGTCGGGGCAACATACCAGATGTTTCTATTACTGCCAGCAATGGCCGCTCTTAACAGCGAACCAGTGGCAAGAAAGGTCTTACCGAATCTACGCCCTGCAACTACAGCAACAAATCTAGCATCACTGAGGAATATCTCACTCTGCGGCTTTGTTAATTGCATCTTTGTCCACAAGTATCTGGATTGGTGGAATCTCTTTCACTGGCTCAACATACTGGTCGCCCCAGCTTTCCCTGTCTCTGCTTTTTAAATAAAAGATCATGCAGGTATTGTCGCCATCAATAGCCTTTTCAAACAATTTGTTTGTGACTTGGTTGATACCTTCACTGCGACCCCTTTTTATAGCCTCTAAAAACTCAGGATATTCTTTCTGTCGCTCGTAAACAGTTGCATCGGACACACCCAAGCAGTCAGCTATTTGCGCCACTGTAAGGCCACGAGAAGCCATCTCTCGCGCTTTGCGACAGGCTAGTTCGTCAGGTATCCATTTGGGTCTGCCAACTGTCATACTTCTGTACCAAATACTTCATCTGCGGTGAGTGTAGGTTCTTCTGGCGTTTGCTGCTCGATCATATCCCCAACAGCGTCATCAACCGACTGCGCCCAGTCAGCTAGAGCCTCGCGGATTGTGTGACGTTGGACATCGGTTTGCAAGATAGAATCCATGATGGCATCGAACTGAGCCAGGTGATCTTCTAACTCGAAAAATAGGCATTCATCTATCCGATTTGTAACTTTAATTGAGTCCATAACATACCCCTAGCGTAGATGGATAGGGGCATTGTATAGGGTTTTACACAGGAATGTAAATTATCTGAGATCGTCTGCTGCTACTGCGGTAAGTGAGATTAGTGTGAAGATGATTATATATAGCACTGTTGCCTCCTAGTTGATTAAGGCGGCATATTACAGACTATCGGTTATGATCGGAAATGCTTGTTTCTCATCAGGTTTATACCACTAACGATATATATTTAAATGTATATTCTATCGCATAAAAAAACCCCTACAGAGCGAATCTAGCAGGGGGTGGGAAAAGAGAGTGTCGAAAACGGTTAAACACTCTCACAGGATTTGTAGCCCGTTGCGGCTCCCCAGTGGGCTAGTCTGGGTCAAAAGGTCAAAGTCACCTTGGCCTGATGCGTATTGGTCGCCAGTGCATCACTCTGACAGGAAGGGAATATGAACCCCTGACCTCTAGTAAATCAATATCTCTAAAGCGATAAACCCAAACAAACTAAAGTATATTGCTGCTAAATACATGCGCTTCACGACTATATCAGTCATTAGCCATTCTTTTGCCCTACCCATTGCATCGCTTTGATTGGCTTCTTTTATCGCCTTGTCTGCGAATTTGTGGGCTTCTTTCATTGCCTTTTCGATCTTGCTCATTTTTCACCTCTTTGCTTTCGATTGCAGGATATAACTCCCTCAAACGCTTCCACTCATTTACCGCATTTAGTGTTCCCATGTAAATGCCCTCGCTATGTTTTGATAGTTGCAGAATTCCTCCCAGACCTTCTCCCTCAGAGTATCTTCCATATAGAGATATATTCTACCCCTTATTTCTTCTTCAAATTCATCATCATCCAAGATAGATTTAAAGTCATCTAGTGCCTGAGACCAGTACCCATCATCATCACACTGTTGGCGGTATTCGTTCTCTTTCGACTTAAAGTAGTAAGCCAGCGACCCAGACGGTAATGCTTGATACTGGCCTATTCGGTAGGTTAAATCCAGTACGGCATCAAAGTTATCCGAGCAGGTGTGTGGGAATATATCATCTAGCCACGTTGGATGCATTCTTAACCAAGTGTAACAGGCAGCATCTTTCTGGCTGTCGCTTAATTCGATCAGATCACCATCCCATCTATCGTCGATTGATGTGATCCAGCCCACAAAGTCTTTTAGATCAGCTTTCATATTATTATCCTTAAAAAAGCCCCCCGTAGGGGGCAAGAGGGGGAAACTAGCAAACACCATATTTGATGCAGTCGGTGTATTCCATATTAGATACAATGGTAAAGATAAGAAACAAAATACCTGCTGCCAGTGCTGCTTGGCGGCTTTCTGCGCGTTTCTTGCGCTCAATTTGTGCGGCTGCTTGGCCGACTTTGTAAGGATGGTTGATCATATTATTCCCCTTAGTTGCCCCCCGTAGGGGGCGGTTAGATTAGATTCCATAGATGTCTTTAAAGTATGGCTTGTCGCATAAATCGTTAGCTTCAATTTCGGACATAACAACATCATACTCCCTGCGGTCATACGCCTCATTATCGTCAGCAAAAGTAATTAATAAATCATGGTCTCCCCAAATCCAGTCTTGAATTTGAAGCAGCGCGTCATAGGCCTGTGGGTTGTCCTGCCCCCTTGACCCTGCTTTGTTTTCCAAAGTTTCTAGTATTTTTACGAACTCTTTGTTCCAGTCTTTCATTTTCCTGCCCTTTGTTTTTTGATTGAGATTGAATATTAAACGCTTACTGCCCAAAAGTAACGATATTGTATATACCGTTATGGAATAAAGGATTTGTTTTTATAACTTTACATCTCACCTATGCGCCATTCTTCTTCCTTGATCTGCTCCTTTAAGTCTCTGGCGAACTGGATTACCTCTTCCCTGTTAAACTTAGGTGATGCCCTCCATGCCAGACGCTCCATGGCCTTGACCCTTTTCTCGCCATAGATAAAGACCATATATTGCCTGTATCTTAGAACGTAGTGCGCTTGCTTCATGCCCCACAGGTTGCAGCTAGGGCATTGGGGGTGGATGTTTTCCTCAAATAGCTTAAAGACAGTTCTACCTCTGGGTATGAAATGGCCGCCCTGCATGGCCTTGTAATGGTCTATCTTGCCGCAGGTAACGCACTGACAGTATCCGTTATCATCGCTCGCCTTTAGCCTTACAAGCCGCTGTAGGAGCTTTGCTGCCTTCTCTACCTCCTGAGCAACCGTGGTCTTTTTACGCTTCGGCATCTACTATATCCAAATATTTGTCGGTGAAGTCATAGCCAGACGCTTGCAGGAATGACTGAATATGCTCCAGCATCTCGGGAAGGGTAAGGTCATGGCTTATAATAGTGTAATCAATCAACAAAGGATGGTTTACAAATGCCGACTTATAGGGGTAATTTATAAACTTGTAAGCTGGCTCATTCATCTTTAATTTCTCGCTCAATTAAGAAATCGACGTAGTGCTTAATCTTTCTAAGAGACTCTACCCCGCCTTTATCCTTCCATCGCGTAATGTACTTAACCACGTTGCCCTCGCAGAAATCCATATCGTTAGCCATTATGTATTGAATAGGCTGTATCGCTTTCTTTTTGTAGTGGTCGCCACCCTCTTGCTTGTCCAGTGCGCTCATTCTTCTGCCTCCGAATCCACAACTTTAATTTCACAAGGAACCCCAATATTACAATAAGGGCAAATACCATAAGCGTTATCATCGTCGCCAACCCAATACTCAAGGCCATTACCGCAATCGCAAAACTGTCTAACAGCATAAATCCCGTTCTGTGGAAAGTTGATAACATTGCTCATTTATTCCCCACTGTAATCTTGACCCTTGAATCTTCTCCGCTGTCTTTATGATAAACAACAGCAGTCATCGATCGCTCTGCGCCATACCCTGAGTCTGAGTGCCACTGGTCGGTACTGGTCAGGCTGCCCCAGTGTTCAAAGTGCATCGAGCCAACTTCCCTCGCGGTGTGGTGGTGGATATGCCCCAGGTGACAATAGCGGTTTTTAGACTGTGACCATTCATCATCAAGGTTCTTAATCACCGCCTGTAGAATCTGCTCATGCTTCATTCTGTCGCCATGATGGAAAACAAAAAGATTATTGTTCCATTGGTAGTGTATAAACTTGGAATAATTAGGCAACACATCTACCCGTTTTTCTTCGCTATACAGTAACTCAATGCAGCTAGACAGGTGACAGGCCATATCGGAGTCATGGTTGCCGCGAACATTAATCACAACCACTTTTTTATGCACTGTCAGCATCTGGTCAATTAGAATCTGAAACAGCCTCCCTGCCAGCTTAAATGTCTTGCCAATACGGGTATCGACATCAACCCTAGTTCCTGCGGTCGTTTCATTCTTGCTAGAGTCGGCATGAAAGAAGTCACCAACATTAAGCAAAACACCAACCTCTGCATCGCCTACGCGCTTAGAAAGTCTGGCGGTTGAATCAATAAGAATCTGGGTGGCTATCTTTATGTCCCAATCATCATCATCCATTTTTGTTTCAGAGTCGGCCAGCATCCCAAAGTGGTGATCGCCTATCATATACATGGCTAAATAATCTGCGTTGACTTTGGCAGGGGGCTTGGCTGGTTTTTTTAATCCCTTTAGGTCATCGGTCAGGCCATCAACCACTGCGTCAATCTTTGCCTTCATATCGCGCTTGTGCGGCTCTTGGATAACCCACTGGAGCGCAACAGAGCCATCGTCTTTATAGGCAGTAGATATTCGCTTTGCCTCAAACCCCTCTGCGGTCTGGTGTACCAAATCCCTGTGCGGTGCTACGCCCTGAGCGGCAGCCTTTTTTTCCAGATTTTGAATTATTTTATCAACGCTCTGCCTCGCGCAACCTAACTCTTTTGACGCTTTGTTAGCAGAACCTGTAGCAATTACCGAATCTATAACTTGCCGCTGTCTATCACTTGCGGCAAATTCCTTTAGCACCCTTGGGTCAACCTTTTGCATCCTTAACGCTCCTGCTTGGCCTGAAGTTCGGCATACTCACTTTCTGCGGGTATTGATAACCGAATGCCCTGCTTATTTGCCCAATGATACACGTTATCCAAAAAGTGTACCATTTCGCCTTTTGATAGCTTGCTGGTGCTTCTTACCTGCTCAGGGATGTGCTGGTTGCCTATCGAGTAACTGTCAACACCTAAGAAACGCTTTTTAAGCCACAGCTTCCAAACCTGATCGGGTTCTGCATGATCTATCTTGTGGCCTTTCTTTGCCATTTCTGTGGCGATCTCCCTATACCAGATATGCGACATAGCGTTTTGGCTTAAACTTCTGGGGCTTTCATACTTGTCTAGCTTAACCACCAAAGGGTTATCAAAATCCCATGACTCGATGCGCTTTAAAATGAAAGGTAGTTTTGCCTCCACCTCCCGCTTATCGTTAATTCTTACATGGTCGCCCTGTGTCATAGTTTCACCCCCAGCCATCTTTGGGATAGCCTCTCGCTTTTAGAACCCAGACGCGGCTGCCGCTTTACCCTTTCCCTGCGCTCTTTGGTGTAGCCCTTTCTCGATGTGTCAGGGTCAAAAATAAACTGCCGCTTTGGGGCTAGATGTTTAGGCTTACAGAATGCCTCTCCGTACAGCCTACCCTTGATGGTTGCCCTCATCACCCCACCATCTTCATGGTTTTGCTGCGTCCAGTCGCTGTACTCTTTGTGGGTGTAGCATTCACCGCTGACAAAGTAGGGATGCTCACCCTTAAACTCGACATATCTTGGCTTGTTTTTACTAGGCATTTTTTAACTCTCCATCAAAATAAAAACCGCGAGTGTTTAAATAGTGCTGCTTCATCATCAGGAAGTTATCGCCATCCAGCCAGCTTATATCTGTTAGCTGCATATCAATGGTCTTTGCCCTGATGCTGTCAGACTTGCCCTGCTGTTTAGCCTGTGGCGATCCGCCCCTGTCCTGCGCCCTAGCAAGCCAAGAGTTTACAAAGCGTTTGATGCCTTTAATGGTCTTTCTTTTGGTAGGGTTAGCGTCGCACCATGACTCCATAGCGGCTAGTTCTTGGTGGACATTGATGGCAGGATACGTTCTCTGCCAAGCGATTACATCGGCTTCCTCTGGTTGCCAATCTTCTTTGGTATTTAAGAGCATTTTATTTCCCCCATCGTATACTCTGAGACGTGACATACCTCGCCCCAGCGGTTCTTTACCGGAATCATTCTGCTAGTCACTGGGTATCCTTCTTTTTTTAGGTTACTAATTCGACTTGCTAGTCGATAAATTCCAAGCTCGCTTAATGCTTCCATACTTGTAATCGTTTTATGTTCACCTAAGTAATCAAGTAATCTTTCTTTCTGGTTCATGTTTTTTTCTCCTACAGTTTTATTTTAATCTTGCGCTAAGTATTTTCCACGCTTTTGCTGCTGTTTGAGGAACTACTCCGTTTCCCAAAAGCCTAAGTCTGTCCACCCTGTTGGGACACCCATCAACCACTCTATACAAAGCTCATCTACATCATTTTCGTTAGTGCACTCTGCTGCTCGCTGTTTAAAAGATTTAGTAGTTGGTTCCATTAGTTATTGCTCCTCTGTAGGTGGGGTTAATCGTTTATTCCGCGCCATCCGCACCAATTTCTTAGCTGTGCGCTTAGCTTTTTCTACGCAGCGCATCTCTTTCAGCCATCTTTGTTTCAGATATTTTGGAGGAGGGAATTCGTCACCTCTCGCTGTGTGATAACTATTGCAGAGTGGGCAATCATCCAGCTCAGGCGCATCCGAATTGCATAGCGGACAACAGCCAAGCGCTACCCGAAAGCGGGGCTTGATCATAGAAAGCCCGATAACAACACGGTCAAATATGGTTTCATCCATTACTTCGGCTCCTCTGTAGGTGGGGTTAGTGTTATCCATGCTTTGGCGGCCGTTTGTGGGACGACTCCGTTGCCCAGGAGCCTAATGCGATGACAGATGGTAATTTTTTGGCAGTATCCACATGATTGCTTCCTATGTTTTGTGTAAGTAATGGCTCGGTAAACCTCGCCTTGTGTTTCATAAAATATACATTTAAATATGTATTTTTTTTAGATGTTATAAACCCTTTTACTTCGAAAAGTAAAATTTAAGACCTGAGGGCTATGCTGCTCAGCGGTTAATTCGTATTCGTATCGAATCTCTAATCTATCCCTTAGCAGAAACCGATCTGCTGCGGGGGCTATGCTCTGGAGGGTCAACCACGCTCTGACGTTTAATCTAAAGAGTTCGTCAGCCACTAGCCCGAATACTTTTTGCACCTTAATCTATCCAACCTAAAAAGTAAACCTATTTGCCTACTTATAACCAAATGCTATAAAAGCGTCAATCGTTATACCCAAAGCAGAGCATAGCAACTGGATGGTGTGCAGCTTTAGGTT